TGAAATGAATACGGATGCAGCGGCTGGTGCAACTGTTGAAGCCTTGTTGCCGGCTGGCTATTTCGGCCCGCCGCGCTTTAAGAATGTTATGAACATTACGACAGGTTCTTCGGATCCCGTCATAGACGGAACAATGATTTACTGGCCCGGCATCGGGCCTCTGACCAGTATATTGAATGGGGACGCCCATGCCGTTTTATCTGGTTCAAACACTATCGCCCGGGCAGTCGGTGACGGTGGCATCGTTCGTGTCGGGTCTTCGCTCACTGGAGCTTTGACTTTCCCCGATACCCTGTTGCGACTTTCGGCGTCAGACGGCGGTATGTCGGATCCGAAGAAAGCATATTTTGGAATGATGACCACACGAACAAGAACGTCTACCGTAAACGACCCGAGTATGAAAGATTATTTCGGGCTGTTAACCGCAGATTTCCCGGCTGATCCTACGTCTTACGTTGGGCAAAATCCGACTGAATTGTCGGGCGTTGCGTCCTGGGGTTATATGTTTTCTATGGATGAGTTGCGGAAAACTGGCGCTGGTAATTATTACTACCAATCCGGTTCTCGTGCCGCCGGCAATGCCAACCCGTTCACCACGACTCTTTCAGATGGCTATCGCGGTTTCACGGCTCCCTTCTGGGGCGGTTTTGATGGATTCGATATCCACAAGCCCGATCCGCTGTATAACCTGGGAATGACCGAAGGTACTTCCACGGAGCAAAATGATTACGAATATCATACCTGGAGGCGCGCCATCGATACTGTCGCAGATCCAGAATTTATTGATATGAATATGCTAACAGCGCCCGGTCTCACAATAGAGTCTCTCACTACTCAGGTAGTTAGAACTTGTGAAGAGCGCGCGGATGCGCTCGGGGTTATTGATCTGCCGAGTGTATATATTCCAGCCCACGAACAGTATATTTCTGATAAGGCCAATCGAGTTGGAACCACACCTCAAGGCGCTGCAACGGCCCTAACGAATAGAGTAATTGACTCAAGTTATGGTTGTACATTCTATCCTTGGGTGCAGACTCGCGATGAAAATACGAGCAAGCTTCTCTGGATTCCGCCTTCTGTCGCAATGATGGGGGTGTTCGCCAGTTCGCAGGCGAAGTCTGAGCTTTGGTTCGCACCCGCCGGATTCAACCGAGGCGGCTTGTCGGAAGGCGCCGCAGGAATTCCTGTGACGGCAATCACAGAGCGATTAACGTCCAAAAACCGCGATACGCTCTATGATTCAAACATTAACCCGATTGCCTCTTTCCCGTCCACCGGTATTGTAGTGTTCGGACAGAAGACGCTTCAGGAACGCCAGTCTGCGCTAGATAGAATTAACGTCAGAAGATTGGTAATCTTCATGAAGAAGCAGATTTCAATTCTCTCTTCTCAGATTCTCTTTGAACAGAACGTTCAGGCAACTTGGAATCGTTTCATTGGCCTGATCGATCCGTTCCTGGCGAATGTAAAGAGCAGATACGGAATTACAGATTATCGGTTAATTTTGGATGAGTCAACAACGACGCCTGATTTGATTGATCAGAACATCTTGTATGCAAAGATTATGGTTAAGCCCGCACGCGCAATCGAATTCATTGCAATCGACTTCGTGATTATGTCCACGGGCGCCTCGTTCGATGACTAATAAAAGAAGTGGGGGTTTTTCCCCCACGCCACTAATTAAAATAGAAATAGGAGTTTTATAATATGCCTTTCTGGTCAACCAACTTTGGCGAAGATCCCACTTTAAAAGATCCAAAAAGAAATTTTAGATTTAAAGTAGAATTTGGGGGCTTTAGTGCCGACAATTTATTTTTATGGTGGGCGAAGACCGCCACCAAGCCATCCTTCACAATTGCAGAAGCAGAACACAAGTATTTAAATCATACTTTCTATTATCCCGGCACTGTGACTTGGAACGAGGTCACTATTACAATGGTTGATCCTGCCGACCCGGATATGGCTGCATCATTATCTGGACTAATTCAGGGAGCCGGTTATCACCCCCCTGCCGATGCCAATGATGTGAGCACAATGACGAAGGCAACCGCGGCTTCATCCATTGGAAGCGTTACCGTTACGCAGATTGATGCAACGGGCGTAGAACTAGAAAAGTGGACGCTATGGAACGCATGGATAAAAGATGTTAAATACGGTGATCTCACATATGGTAATGATGATTTAACAGAAATTAGTTTGACTCTTAAATATGATTGGGCCAAACTTGAAACACCCAATACTGCCGGATCTGTCGCAATCTCAGATGAGGGCACCAGGGCATTCTTTACGTAATAGACAAATGAGGTGAATATTGTCGAGAAATAAAGATCGTATGGGGGGCCCCAAAAATAAAAACACAGAAACGCCCCCTGTGAACGCTATGCAAAATAATTCAGAGGGGTTCTCTTTTGTTGTCCCCACTGAGTTTGTTGATCTGCCATCACAAGGCAGGTTTTATCCAGAAGGGCACCCTCTTCACGGGGAGACCTGTATTGAAATTAGGCAAATGACAGCAAAAGAAGAGGATTTGCTTACTTCTAAAACACTTTTGAAAAGGGGTGTTGCTTTAGATAGGGTAATTCAAAATATTATCGTTGATAAGCGCGTAGATCCAGATTTAATATTGGTTGGAGATAGAAATGCAATAATTATTTCAGCCAGGGTGACGGGTTATGGGTCCGAATACAATACAAAGATAACGTGCCCCTCTTGTGGTGCATCACAAAGATATTCATTTAATTTGAATGAGGTAAAGATTAGCGATAAAGACGAATTGGAGGAATGGGGAATAGTTGACAATCAAGATGGAACGTTTGCTCTTACGCTTCCAAAAACACAGGTTGATGTTGTTTTTAAGTTATTAATTGGTAGAGATGAAAAAAGTTTTACCAATACGAGCAATGCCGAAAGAAAAAAGAGATTTGAGGACAAGGCCGTCACCACGCATCTTTCCAAAATACTCGTTTCGGTGAATGGGGATGACTCTTCACAAGCAAGACAATATTTAATTAATAATCTTCCTTCAATAGATTCTCGTCACTTGAGAATGGCTCATCGTATAGCTACGCCAAACGTCGATATGACTCAACATTTTGCATGTTCTGAGTGTGATCACGGGCAGCCATTGGAGGTACCGCTCACCGCGGACTTTTTTTGGCCTGACCGATGATTATATGGAGAACGTTTACGAACAGTTCTTCTTTTTGAAATATTCAGGCGGTTGGTCATTTTCGGAAGCATATAATTTGCCGGTTGGTTTGAGAAAATGGTTTGTTGAAAGATTGGTTAAACAACTGGAAGAGGAAAATAAAGCAGTCGATGACGCGTCCCGAGGAGGGGGGAAATCTCAAACTTTAACATCGCATAACCAACCCAGCAAACCTTCAATCTAAAATATAGAGAGACAGAGTAAATCAACCGCTCTGTCTTTTTTTTTATGAACTATTTAATTTATAAAAAGGAGACTTTTATATGGCCCGCACTCCTGCTGAAATTGCTGCTGCTTTAGAGGCCCTGCTCGCCGGCAGCACCGACACGCGTAAAGCATTTAGAGATATTTCAAAATTTACTAATGAGATGCTGGACGATATCAAAGCTTCGGGCACTCACACCACGGAACTCAATCGCCTTCTTGACCAAGAAAAAAAGAGTCGAGAAGCAATCCTTGCCTCGCTTGAACAACAAATAAAGAAGCAAAAAGAATCCGTTTCGGAGTCCGCGAGGGGAAATGATCGGGCTCAGGAAAAGATTCGCCTCAATAATCTACAAATTGAACAATATGAAGAGATCCGCCGCCAGGAAGGAAAGCTCTCAAAAGATGCCATAAAAAGAATAGAGCAGTTAAAAGAGCAGAATGAGATACTTGGAAACATAAAACAGACAATAGAGGGGATGGCTGACTCCTTTACTAATATTCTCAAAATGGAACAAAAGTCTATAGTTAACACTAAATCCCTTTACGACAAAACACACGATTATATGAAAGCGATTGGTTCGGGCGCCATGAACTGGAAAAAGTTGGGCGCCGCCATGGCCGTTGGATTAGCAGCCAAATGGATAGATAACATGGTTAATCTTGCCATAAACATTAGAGACGCAGAGGCGGCTTTTATGAGAGCTACTGGCGGCAGCAAAGAGTTTGCTTCTAGTGTGGGTGACGTATATGAAAGTTCGCGTTTAGCTGGAGTAAGCATTGAAGAAACTTCTGCTGCCATGCAAGCACTTTTTGTTAATTTTACTGATTTTACGATGGCTAGCAAAGCAGAAAGAGAAGCCCTCGCGGAAACGGGAGCAGTGCTAGCAGAACTAGGCGTTTCTAATGAAAGCTTCGCAAAGGGCATTCAGAATTCAACTAAAATGTTTGGCGAATCGGCAATGCAAGCCGAAGAAACCCAGCGAGAATTGGTAACATTTGCAAAAGAATTGGGGGTTGCCCCCCAACAATTATCTGGCCAATTTGCAGGAATGGGCTCAAGTTTGGCCAAGTTCGGTGATCAGGGAATTAAGGCATTTAAGGACTTAGCACATATTTCAAAGATTACCGGCATGGAAATGGGTAAAGTACTTCAGATAACAAACAAATTTGATACATTTGAAGGCGCCGCAGATCAGGCCGGTAAATTAAATGCTGCTCTAGGTGGAAACTTTGTAAATGCCATGGATCTTATGATGGCAACAGATCCGGCCGAGAGATTTGGGATGATTCGAGATTCTATTTTGGATACGGGTCTGAGCTTTGATGATATGTCATATTATCAGAAACAATTTTATAAAGATGCTTTGGGGCTGGGCGATGTTGGTGATTTGGCGATGATGCTTTCGGGTGATATGGATAGCCTAACTGGTTCCGTGGATGCATCGGCTGAAAGTTTAATTGAGCAGAAAAGGGCCGCACAAGAAGTTCAAGGTCTTCAGGAGCAATGGCAAATGCTTTTGGCGTCAATGGTGCCAATTTTGACGCCGATTATAGATAAGTTATCTGAAATGGTTACTTATTTGGCAGATCCGAAAAATGAGGAAATGTTAGTAAAAATAGGCAACGCGTTAAAGTACATCGCCTACGGCTACGGCCTCGTCGCGATTGCAAATCTGGCGCTAGTCGCGGCAAGCGCTCCGTGGTGGGCGCTTGCCGCGGCAATTAGTTATATAGCATACCTTTTCTTTAGAAAGCCAGAAGCTTCTACCTTCTTGGAAGGGCTAACAAAAATTGGGGACGCATTTAGTTATATTGGCGAAATGGTGTCTTCTATTCTTCCAGATATTGGGAGTCTTGATTCTGTTATGGGGGCATTGAGTTTTGAAATGTTTGGAAAGGACGTAGGCCATTCAAATTTTCTTGAGGGCGTTGAGCAAACTGGCGATGCTTTTGATTATGCTGGTGTAAGTGCAGCCAGAATGGGCAAAGCCGTAAAGGGCTCTGCGACTGCCGGCGTGCGCGCTGGTGTGGCACCCCCCGCCACCCCCACACCAGCGCCGGCGGCAATGGAAACAGTTGTGCAACCAATTTATCTCAATCTTGAGGGCGC